CGTCGCCGGTGTCGGCAACTGCATTCAGGTTCTTGGTGTTCCAGAACCAGAGAGCCGAGGCCAGTGCGCCCTCCTTAGTTTCCAACCACTCGGCGGCTTCCTCTGCCGTCATGTCGTAGTCCTTGGCAAAGCGGGTGTAGTTGTCCCGCCCGGTCAATTGTTTAAGACCGCGGCCAATAAATTTGGCTCCGTCCCCAGGCTGGGTATTGCCAAGTTTGCTGGTGCGGAACTCATCCATGTAGACGTAGTTCGCAATTTTCTCAGGGTTCCGAGCATACTCGGCAGCGTTGCGCTTGCCTGGTCCGAAGTACCGAGGGAAGACACGCTCAAGCGATTGCTGGGAATAATTGAGGTTCTCGCGCAGCTGAACGAAGTCAGCTGACTCGTGGGCGCACTGGCTAGTAAAGCCAGCAATACGCTCTGGGGTCGTGATGCCATACTTAGGCAGCGCCTTGTTCAGCTCCTCGCACCAGGCATCCACTTCCTTGTTGGTCGGGATCATGGCACGCAGTTGGTCAACGGTCAGAAGGGTCATTCACTTTCTCCTATTCGCACCAGGATTGTTTCGCATCGCCCTTGTACGGACGGGCAAGGCCCGCAGAGATCAGGCTTTCGGCTAGGCTCTGGTGGTCCAAGTAGACATCGCCCAGCACACGGCCACCATACTTATCCCACTTCAAGATCTGCACATCGATCTCCGTGGCATTGGCGACCGCGTCTTTTGTAAACGCGCTGGCTTTCTTAGCCAAGGCGGCCTCGGCATCGCATTGAGCGCGAGGTGCTTTCTCAGGCGTATCTATGCCGATGACCCTGATCGACAGCTTGGGCGGCAGAGGCTCTGGCAGAAAGTCCACCGCGATCTCTACCGTGTCGCCATCGATCACGCGGGTGATCTCATAGGCATGAGCAGGCGCAGCCGTCAGCAGGAGCAGGGCCAGCCATTTCATTTCTTCGGCTTCTTCTTCAGGACCGCGCCAAGCACAGCCTCCTGCGCCACGTCCTTGCCCATGCCGCCGAGCAGATCGCCGACGTTGCCCGTGGCCGCAACCTTGATGGCGTTCTCCACCGGGTCAGGCAGGTTCACCTTGTCCAACACAGCATCGACCACCTTCTCCTTAGCCTTGCGACCAATGAGCATTCCAACCATGCGTCCGATCATTCGGTGTACTCCTGTGTCGGCGGCTCGTCGTTGTTGCCACCGCGTTGCTTTCCATTGCCAGCAGCCATTACACCGCCCAGCGCACCCACGATAAACGCAGCAATTGGACTTAATAGCTCAAAAAACCGCCGATCGTTCTCGCTCGACTCGCCCATCGGCTGGGTCACGAAGATCAGGCTGAACAGCACTGCGCCAATGATGCCGCCCAGAATGACCACTAGGGAAATCCCAACGGTGTAGCGCAGCTTGGCTTCCATGATCTCAGGATCGTTCTTGCTAGACATCAGTTGCCTCCTGTCAGAGCGTCCGCGCACATGCCCGTGCGAAGACAGATGGGTGGGGTGCATTCAACCGCAGACCAGTTGGCCGGGTCTTGGCAAGGGTAGCGGTAGAACCCGTCACCAGACAGGTAGAAGATCGCACCCAAGGCGGCAATGAAGCCCAGCCAAACGAAGTTCTCAAGTTTCATCATTGCATCGGGTTCCTTATGAGGTCGTCCATAGCTTTCCACAGGTCCTCGATCTCGGCATCGTACTTCTCCAGCTTGCCCGCGAGGCCGCTGCTGACGCTGTCAGACTTCTCTACCATAGAGCGCAGGTCCATCAACTCTTTCTGTTGCTCAAGGATGCCCGCCATCTGGGTCGAGATTGCCGACAGCTTGGGGGCAAGGCCCCTAACGTCGTTGTCCTGTATGGCCTGCTCCAGAGTTTGCACCCGACTCTCAACGCCCAAGACGCCATCCACGCTCTCCTCAACAGCCCAGAAACGGTTGACGGTATCGTAGCCCACGTAGATCGTGCCGCTGATTGCCGACAAGACAGGCACAGCGGCGGCGAACCACCAGCCCTTTACGTCAAAGCCCGCAATCCGCAAGCCGTTGGTTTCAGCTTCCTCGCTCACGAGCCGTACCCGGCAGCGTACACGTCAGCCAGCGTCACAGTGTCAGCACCAAGCAGCCCTTGCAGGCCGATGCCGAAGACGTTGGTCGCGGAGATGTTCATAATGTCAGCCGTGGCAGAGTAGGCCACCGTCGCGCCGTAGAGGCTGGTGCCGCTGTTGGCTGCGTAGGCGTCAACCGTCCCGGTCATGGTCGTGTTGCGAGATGCGGCCAAGAAAGCGCCAGCATCGCGGGCGTAGGTCTGCACTGCGCCGAGAGCGTTGTTGTAGTTGCTCACGTCGGCGGCGCTGATCGTCATGTCGTTGTTGGTCAGGATCGTCTGGAAGGCCATCTGCTCCTGCACGGTGTCGGCGTTGGCGGCCATGTTCGCAACCGCCTGCACCTCCATCAAAACCGCAGTTGCGGCAACGAGGTTATCGACAGCCGTATCGAGATTTGCCATCGTTGCAACGTAGTTATCCTGAAACAACAATTCGGCGTTATAGTACGTCGCGTCGATCACCCCCTGCACATCAGCGTTGTAATCAAGCCTCATCTGCTCAGTGACAGTCGCCGTCTGCATGATGCCGGGAGCGAGGATGTCGCCTTGCTCAGCACTGTAGACCGCACCAGCCGTCAGGCTCTGAGCCGCGTTCAGTTGGTTAAGGATTGTCTGGGCTGACCCCTCCAGCGCCGTCATCGTCGGATCGGCGTGAGCGGCGGAAACGCTCAGACAGAGTAGGGCCGCTGTTCTCTTGAGGTACGACATCGGGCAGTTCCTCTCCAATGCGAAGGAAGGTGTCCCAGAAGGACCGATCTTGGGCGTATCCTACCACATAGGTATGCGGGTTGTCACGCATAGCCAGATAGCCCTCGCGGCCCACCAGCAGCTTGCCCGTCTCAATGCTGTAGATCGGACAAGGTGTGCTGGCCAGCGCCATTGCTTTGTATACCTTGGCGTTGTCGCACATGACCGAAATGCCGCTGACCTGCAGGCCCAGCCCCCCAGCTTCTTGCGGTGTGCCGAGCAGCCTTGCATCTTTGCGGCGGTTGCACTCAGGGTCTTGCTCCATGCTGCCCTCGGCCCTGCCGAAGATGCTGATCTGGAAAGCCTGCTGTTTCGGGATCAGGCAGCTATCATTGCCGCCGCCGCCCATGACTGTCGGCGCTGCGGCTGTCGGCACGGGCGTAGAGAACGGAGACGAGCCAGCGCCGTTGTAGTTCCGCGTCTCACTAGTCGAGACGTTGCCGCTGTCAATTGTGGAGTTGGTGTTGCCGGAGTTGGTGTTCAGGTCGCCCGTGACTTGGGCGCTGGCGGTGGCTGTCAGTAGACAGAGCAGAGCGCACCCATAACGTCCCGCGTATCGCCAGAGCATAGCAGTTCGTTGGCCGCGTCTCCGTGCGCCATATAGTAAAGCGTTTCCGCGTTCTGTCTGATCTCGCACTGGCGGTCACCTTTCGGGCAGGCCGTCGTGTAGGCCACGGACGATACAGTAACAGGGCCGCAGCCAGCGACCAAGAGGACGAGTGCTAGTCTCATCTGCTAAGGCTCCGCATCAGTTCGTCGATCTTCTTGTCGAGGTTATCCAGCCGCGAGATGACCCGGTTCATGTCGGTGTGCATGTCGGCTCGCGTAACGTAGTCACGGGCGACTTCCTCGCGTGTGCGGTTTAGCAGGATTTGCAGCCGCTTCACTTCCTCGACATGGTTTTTCAGCACCCAGCCGATCAGGCCGAGTGCTGCGCTAAGACCGAGACTCCAGAGCATCTCGGGTGTCATGCGTCTGCCTCTTGGATCACCAGATCGCCAGCGTCCACCTGACGCATGATCTCGTCGTAATGGCGGTTGCCGGGGTGCAGGGGGACAAAGATTTCTTCACCCTCAATAGTGGCCTTCATGGAGACGTTCTGGCCTGTGAGGCTGTCCTTGGCATACTTAACCGAGGTGATGTTCATGGTGTTCATCATGTCAAAGCTCCGCGTCCACTGCGATATATGCGCTAGGGGTTGCCCCGTTATACATAGAAACAGCTTGTGCCGTGGTGTAACCAGATGTTGGCACGTTAAAGCTAATTTGAAATTGCATACCCCCACTTGCGTGTAGGGTTGAAGCCGTCCCAGTCCGTGTCCCCGCGCCATTATAAAAGTTGTAAGTAGACGGCGCAGAAATAGACGGAGTTGCCCGCATAGTGGTTTGAAGGGTAAAACTCATGCGGTCTACTGAACCTGACGAGTTGGCTACACCTGAACCTACCGGGTCAACCATTTTAAAGTAATACCTTTGACAACGAACAAACTCAGGTCCGATCTCAGGCTGCTTGTAGAGGTCCGTCGCCGCCGTGGTGTGGGTGCCTTGCTTGATGTGGATGCCCCAAAGGTCAACGCCGATGGTTTGCAGGCCGAGGGAGTTGGTGTTGGCATTGAAGTCAGAACCAGCAGAAGTCCAGAACCTAAGCTGGAGATAGTCGTTGCCGTTGGTCCCCAAGGTTTTTCCGCTGATCGACGGCACGGCAAACGTCAGCGCAAACGCAGCCCAAGACCCCGTGAGAGTAACGGTTTGCGGCGAGACAAAAACCCGAGAGGACGGAGAACCGCCAGTGCCAAAGTCCTGAATGCACTGCACAGCCACGTTGCCCGAGCCAGACGAGCGGCGCATCCAGCCAAGGACCGTAATGGTCTGCCCAGCGTAGTTGCGGACGCCTTCAATGCTTTGCACTGTGATGGCATACTGTGCAGCAGTCGATTGCCCGCTTACCGATTGGCGAAGAAAGAACGATGGGTTGTTGTTGCCAAACGTGTCGCCAAGGGTGAACGCCTGACGGGACTGCGAGAAGCTGCCACCAGAAAATTCACTATACCAACGGTCAGGTAGATACCCCGACGCCGTGCTACTCGTCCCCCGCTGCCAGAAGTCGAAGGCCCCGTTGATGATGCGGTTTTCAGGGTCAAGAACACCGGGGCGCAGAGGCACAGTGTTGATCGTAGCCGTGTTGCCACCAGAGGCGTCGAGGATCGCGTTTGTGCGGAGTTGGGACATTAGTTGGCCTCCAGTGCGGTGATGCGGGCTTCGAGGGCTTCGATGCGGGTCATGGCCTCTTGCAGAGCCTTCAAGGCGGCGTAGTGCAGATCGGCCTCATAGATTGACTTGAGCGGCACACCATCTGCCGGGGTTTCACCAAAGCCGTCGTTGCTGACAAACTCAGGTGCCACGCTTTCGACCTGTTGGGCGATGACGCCAATGTTGTCGTCTTCGTGCGACTGATCCCGATACTTGTAGGTGACGACCTCAAGCGCCTTGATCTTGTCCCAGTACGAACCGAGAGGGGCAATGTCGGTCTTCGCCCGCTCGTCAGACAGGTTGACGTTGTTGGCGCTAAAATTAGCAATGCCGCCGTTCACTTGGACATAAAAACGATAGCCGTTGTTCGTGGCGTTCAAGTTGTAAACATGGTAAAAGTTTGCTGCTCCAGCCGCATTTGCGGTGGAAGTCATAGTCGTGCCGTTGGTGTTAATCTCAAGGCCCGTTGAGACAGTTACTCCAGAAGCAGTCTTCCCCACCAGCAGGTTCCCGTTGCTGTCGATGCGGGCGCGTTCGGTGTTGTTGGTCACGAAAACTTGTGGGTGATTGGTAAGCGTTCCAAATATGCCAGATGTTGAGCCATTGGCTTGCATGTATGTGGTAACGCCGCTGGCATCAGAGCTTGCGGAAGCAATGACGTTTGATCCTCCAGAACTTACTGCATGAAGCCTAAAACCCGCTGTGGGGCTGCTGGTCCCAATGCCCACGTTGCCTGATGCGTCGATACGCATGCTCTCAGCCCCACCTTCCGCGAAGGCAATCGTATCCGCAGCCGGGAAGAAGATACCCGTGTTGCTGTCACCCGTGGGGTAGATCGCAGGCGCACCAGCGCTGCCCGCTGGCACCTCGTTGGCGAGACCCGAGACGTTCACAGTCCCCGTCGCATCCGGCAGCGTCAGCGTCCGATCCGTGTTCGAGTTGGGCGAGGCGAGGGTGAAGTTCCCCGTGCCAGAGGCATTTCCACTTAGCGTAATACGGGACATCAGTTTGCCTCCAATTGTGCTTTGAGGCTGTCAACCTCGGCCTTGAGTTCCTGAACGGCTTTCACCAAGGTGGCGACCAAGAACGAGGTGTCTACGCCCTGATACTGCGGGTTGCCATCGGCATCTACAGCGTCCTTCTCACCCGTCACGCAATCAGGCACGACAGCTTGCAGTTCATGCGCGATGAAGCCTTGGCCGTCCGAGCCGTCAGCCTTCCATGTGTAGGTCACAGGGTTCAACTGGGCAATCTTCGCCAGAGCATCCTGCATGGGCTGGACGTTCTCTTTCAGGCGGTAGTCGGAGGAGGTGACGTAAGAGGTGGCGGTGGTCGTTACATCAATGCGGCCTACCTGCGTGGTGTCCCTAAGAAATGCTGCCACGGCCCCGTTGCTAGTTCTGCGTCTAATAAAAAGAGACGCGTTGGCGCTCCGTGACAGTGAGATGGCACCAGCGCCCTCAATAGAACAACCATCCGCAGAGCCACTAAATACGTCTATATTGCTGGTTTGCCCTACAGTTACAACTCCGTCAGAGCCGATGCGGGCGCGTTCGGTGTTGTTGGTATTGAAAATCAACGCGGCATTGTCTTGTACGTTGATGTAAGTGTTGCCGCCACTTACTTGTTGGAATACGGAACCGTTCGTAGAGCCGCTGTCCCTTACCCTGTAGCCGGGAGAGCTTCCAAGCACATCAACTCGCCAACCCGGCGAACTCGTCCCGACCCCCAAGTCGCCATCCGCATCAAACCGAGCAACCTCAACCCCACCTTCGGCGAAGGCGATGGTATCAGCCGCAGGGAAGAACACCCCGGTGTTGGTGTCCTCGCCCTGCACAGCCGGAGTGGAGGCCGAGCCGTTGGCACCCGCGATGCCAGTTGTTCCGTTGAGCGTCAAAGCCATCAAAGCACCACGTAGTTTGAGCCAGAGGGAATAGTCACGGTCACGCCTGAGTTAATAGAAATCGGGCCGACCGACATTGCGTTTTTGTTCGTGGTCAGCGTGTAGTTCGTGGTGACAGTCTGACCGTTCTCAATGAAGATCTCATCTGCACCGCCGCCCGTCGCACCGCCGCCGACCGATCCCCAAGCAGAGCCGTTGTAGCCCTCGAACTTGGTGACATCGCTGTTGAAGCGGAAGTAACCAGCGGCAGGCGTACCATCGCGCTGAGCCTGCGTGCCGGTCGGAATGACAGCAGATCCAGTGTCAGATGTCTTGGCAACCCGGTTGGCAGCCAGGGCAGCCGATGCAGCCGCAGCCGTGGCAGAGTTGCTTGCGTTGGTTGCCGACGTAGCAGCAGCCGATGCAGAAGAAGAGGCATTGCTGGCCTGGGTCGTAGCGGTCGAGGCCGAAGAGGAAGCCGAGCTGGCCGAGCCAGCCGAGGCAGTGGCAGAGTTGGCTGCGTTGGTGGCCGAAGTTGCCGCTGCAGACGCAGACGATGCAGCAGCCGAGGCTGACGTGGCCGCCGCAGCCGCGTCAACAATCAACGCCCACTTGGCCACATCAGCGTTGCTGCTGATCGGCTGAGATCCAGTGGAGGTGTGCGCCGTCACGCAGATGTAGATGTTATCGTTTGACGTATCCTTGACGATGTCGCGCTCAGCAAAGGCCGTGCTGGTGGCCCAGTTGCCGCGATAGGTGCCAAGCTCCTGGGCAACCGACAACTCGCCGGCGCTGTTGAAAGCGAAGACCTTGCTGGCACGGTCAGCAGCCGACACCGTGAATTCGGTCGAGCCGATCGTGTTGGTGCGCGATGCCTTGATCGATCGGCCCAGCTCTTCGTCATGCTGCTGCACGATGAACGTCAGCTTGTCCAAGGCATCTTCCAGCGACTGAGCCGGGAACGGATCGTTCTCAACCAGATCCAGCTCTTGCACCAGATCCTGCTCGCGCAGAATGGTCAGCGTCTCACCAGATGCCGGCGCCGTCAGCATGGTGACGTTGCCGCCGCCTGCGTTGCCGACACCGCTGACAGTGTAGTGCGTGGTGATCGTCTTGACGGTCTCAGTGCCAGTGGCCGAGCGCACGATGACGGTCAGGTCATCCTGGTCAAAGATCTTGAAAGAGTAAGCAAAGACAGTGGTCGAGCCATTGCCGTTAAACTGTACCCTACTGGTGCTGCTGCTGACGGTCATGGCTCACTCCTGATTTTCCTCTTGAGCTTTCCTGTCTTGCAGGTCTCGATATGCCTGCGCCAAGTTAGCATACTGCGGTTCGCTCAGCAATTTTTCTAAGCCGGCATCCATAAATGCGCGGTTGAGCCTTTTGACCATTAATTTCTTTTGGTCGTCAGACGCTGCAGTGTACTCGCGAGTGAAGATCAATTGCTCCAACGACTCGCGGAAGTAGGCTACGCCGCGACCATGAAGATTTAACGGCGTTTCGTTCTTGGCAATCCGCACCCAATCAGACTTGGCTCCGTTGCTAAGCTTGATGCCTCCGACGGTTTCAGGGTTGTTAAGTGGCCAGCCACTAGCATCTTGCGCCAGACGCATCAGCTCGCTTTCAACGACGTTCAGTTCCCGTCCTGGCTTGATGGTCATGCCGCTGGTCAAGTTCCAAAGCGCCAAGCCTGGACGCGCCCAAAAGCTTGTATCCTCTGCGCCGATCGCGTTGCCGAGCGTGTCGTACTGAATGGCGTTCAGATCTCGCTCATCGGCAAACCTGCTATCCTGCTGCTGAAACGCACGCAAAGTAGTAAATGCCTCAAGCATCATCCTGCCAGAATCGGCCTTTGGCAGACCAATAACATCATACCTTGGGTTGCCATCTCTGTCTGTGAAGTTGGGATCGCCTGCTGCGTGAGCAGTCTCCACATCGACCATTGTGTAATACTCTACGTCGTCACGCGGTTCGACCTTTGTAGGATCAAGAGTTGTTTCAATGCTACGCTGCAAAGAACTCACAGGGCTAGGTACTCCTGCTGGAGTAGCTGCATATGCTGGGCTTTTCAAAATCCGCATAGGATCTTGATACGAGAAGGCATCATAAAGCTGAGAAATGCCCTCCAACATTGGAAGCTCTTTGTAGTACTCAGCGACAGATCCAATCATAGCCCCAGCCATAGTCTGAGCCTTTGTAATGTCATTTGCTGCTTTCCAGGCATCAGGTATCGAAGCGCCCAACCCGATTATGGAAGCGTAAACGCCAAAGCCCGAATAGTTGACATAGTCAAGAGGACCATTCGGTCGGCCATACTCATCGTAAAGCGGCAGAAAATCACCGTCTTGATCAACCGGGAAGTCTTTGCCACGGAAGACAAAGCTGTAAGGCTGCCAGCCAGGAGGCAGAGCCTGGCGTTCTTTTGCATCGAAAGGGGTTGAGCTTGTGATCCTGCCTTCAAGGGCCATGTTTGCAACCACGCCCATCGTCATCCCAGCCACGCTCCAACGGCCAAGCGCAAGCTGCTGCGCCTTCGGGCCGTTGTAGCCCAACATATCTTTGTACACTTGGATTCTGCCGGGGATTGGCAGTCGCTCCAAGACGCGCAGGATTTCGTTTGTTGGGGCCGTTGAGAAAGGCACGACAATCCTGCCCAGAAACGGAATTTGTTGAAACTGTGACGCGAGCTTTCCGAGAACGCCTGCGTCCAAGGTCATGGTGTCATAGCGTGCTTTGTAGATTAGATCTTCAGACACAGCACGCGGATCAAGAAGAACCATGCCTGCTTCATCAAGAGCCTTTTGCGGATCTTCACCAGCACGCAACCCAGCCTGATAGCGCCGGTGCGCTGAAACGTACAGTTCGCCACGCTGCGAAATTGTCTTGAAGAATTCGTCTCCAGCCAGCAATGCTCGGAAACCGATTCTAGTCATTTTGCCGAAGTTGTCGATTGCACGCGCATAGAGAGTGCCACTGTTCTCTCCCGTCCACCTGATCGCGCCAACGCTGTATTCCAGCTTGTTCATCTGATCTGTCGGGATTTCTGTTCTGAAAGCTTTGCCCGCAATTTTAAATGCGTCGCTGGCACTCTCAAGCCAACCCCTTACCCGGTACATAGCATCGGCCATGTAGACCTGATCCTCGCGCAGATTGTATGGGGTATTCTTGCCTTTCACTTTTCTGATTGCTGCGCCCCAGGCTCCGGCCAACATTTCCTCTGGCAACTGCGCGGCCATGAAGCCCATCGTTCCGATGATATTTTTCGCTTGCGTTCTCGGCGAAGATAGCAAGCCAGCCAAGTAAAGCTCAGAGACAACGTCTGAGGTTCTGGCAAGAAAACCACGCTGCGACATGTCATTGATTGCTTTAAGCTTCTCACCCTCTGGGAGTTTTCCGAAGGACAAGATGCGCTCAGCCAGAGCGTCTGTCGCGTCATCAGTGCCTGAGTCGCGCAGGAAGTTTTTCGCTTCTTCGCTCAAACGCTGGGCGTTCAGCTCACCAGACACAGGAATGCGGAAAGATTGCAGCGCACGAGCCGCTTCAGTCTGCGCACCCTTAAGCTGGAGCTGAATGCCTGCATGGATCGCAAGCTGGCGGCGGAATGCCAACCGATCGGTTGATGTAGCCGCACCCGTCTTGATCGACTCGGCCATAGTTGCCAGCTTGGTTGCGCTGCGCACAAGCAAATCTCGGGCCGCAACCATCTCTGCCGCATTCAACGAACCTTCGCCGACCTTGCGGGCAAGCAACGTGCGCGACAAGCCTATTTCATCAGCCGCAAGCTTTGCCGCGTCTTCGATCGTTGTCTTGTTGGAAATCACCCCACGGGTAACAGCAAGCTGTTGATCTTTAAGGGTTTCTGCGACAGCCGTGATGGTGGCCTTCACATCATCCGTGGTGTTCATGTAGTCGAAGTTGAAGTCACCGCCATCCTGCAGGCTCTTGATCTCCAGATCTCGCTTGGACAGAGCATCAAGAATAGGGTCGGTGATCTCTTCGGGAGCAACTGCCGTTTCGGCGCGGAAGCCTCGGGCATCAGCGGTCAGGGCTTTCTGCGCGTCGGTGCGGATAGCATTTGCGCCTTCAGCGGCCTCTGCTGCCTGCTGGTTCAGCGCGTCGGTGGCCGATTGCAGAACGTCTGGTGCCACTGGTGCCGGCGGCGCATTGACGCCTGGCGCTTGCATCCCACGCTCCTGAAACCGCCGCACGCCTTCCGGCGACAGCACCTGCGGTGCCAGAGCTTCCTGGGCTGCCCGCTCAGAAAAGTCTCCCATGTCAGCGAATAGCCGACGCTCATTCGGCGTAGGTATCCGCTGAACCACGCCTGCGCCAATGGTCGGACCAACAGCAGGCGCAAAGCGCGGATCTGCCATGCCCGCTCCAGACGGCGCAGCGGCTGGCGGCACTTCGCCAATCACGCTGCGGCCAAGCTTTTGCAGCAGCTCCTTGAATGCCCCACCCTGCGCGACCCGCGTCAGTTGCTCGGGCGCACCTGCAAACTCAGTTGGTGCGCCTGCAGCGTCCATAGCGGATCGCTGCATCTGCTCGGTCGAAAGCTGGTTGGGGTCGATTGCCATTGGAGCGCCTCTGTTACTTCTTGCGGAACTGCTCGGGCAGCTCTTCCTCTAGCTCAGACCCAAAGATCTCAGGCGCTTCGCCAAAGTATGCGAGTTCAATGTATTGCTCGCGGGTCATGGGCAAATTGAACTTACGCATGACCGCAAGAATACCGTCACTGTTGTTCCCAGGTTGGGGGCCGGATACCGCCTGCTCGCTCACTTACCAAACTCCTTGCCTCGTCAATTTCAATTTCGCCGTTGCGGTATCTTGTCCAGATCGCATCGACATCGGCATTGTTCTTTGCGGTCTTGAACGTGTCAGGGAATAGGCCACGCACCGCTTCCCATGTGATAGACTGCATCTGCCGTGGGAGTATACCACGCTCTGCAGCCGCGCGTCGATACGCCTCTGCGTACAAACCGTAGTTGCCAGACATGCCTGTGGTCGAGGAGCCTTTTGTCGTGCCTCGCCCAGCAACGCTGATGTTCTTGAAGTTGTGATCGACCTCAAGAGAGTTGCCGGATAGCGGGCGCATCAAACCTGCGGCTACAGCGTGCGTGTCGATCGTCACATCGCCATACGGCGAGTTGGGGTCATAGATGTTGTTGTAGAAGTTTCTGACCTTGTGGCGCTCGCCCATCAAGCGCGAGATCGTGTTGACATCGCCATTCGATTCAATCGCACCGATAGCCTTGCCGATCTCGTTCAGCGAACCCCAAGCCACGCGAGAGGCCGATCCGTCTGCATTGCGTGCAACATCCAAGAAGTCACCTTCTGGAGACACAACCCGATAGTCAGGGATCTTGTAGGTTTGGTCGTGCAGACGGACGAACAAAGCACGCAGCGTATTTTGAACCGCCGGATCTGGGTCGGTGATCTGATTATACGACTTGCCCTTGATGGCCTGCAGCAAAGGTTCGTACTTGGGTTTGTTCAAAGATTCGATGCCTCTGAACGTGGCTTCCATTTCAGAGGTGAACGATGTCGGCGTATTGCCCTTTGGCTTGATGACATCAAGCACTCGCTCGGCCAAGCTCACATTCTGATACCAATCTTTTTGCGGAGACAGTGCCGCAAGTGCGCCAGCAATTGAGGTGTCTGGCACGCCATAATCTTTTGACCAGCGCTCAGTGATGTTGCGTGCGCCGTCGTACCAGAGCTGGCTGCGCGTGCGGGTGTCTTCTGGCACTTGATCGTGCAGATAGAGCAGGTTGTCCTTCACATGCGTGATGAACTGCTCTGCGGTTTCTTCCGTTGTTGCGTCGGGAGCGGGCCGCATATTCGGGTAATCTCTGGTGATGCCGACGTTGTAGTCAAACAGCTTCGGCTCTTTCTTCAGCTCCTCCAAACCGACAACCAGTGTGCCGGTCATCGGGTCTTCTTGAGCTTTCATAGCCGTTGGGAAGCGGGTTGAGATGCGACCAGGCAATCCACCTTGGATCGCGCCAGTGCCATCAACAGCCGCAGCTCCCAAGCTTTGCGGCGTGCCGGCAGGCTGGAAGATCTCCATCAGCATGTCCTTGTCGCCTTGGGCGATGGCACGGCTGGTGCCGATCGCGTCGGCAAGCATGTTCTTTGCGAAAGGGGACGCCTCTCGCAACAAGTTTTTAGCAGGATCGGTCAGGCCATTAATAAGTGGCACGAATTCAGCAACGCCAAGTGTCGTTAGACCAATCCCGATTGCCGCATCAATCGCACCGACCTTCATCATGTTTGTGTCGCCAGATGCGATACCATCGCTGATCATCTTGTAGCCAGAATTGAAGGTGCGAGCGCCCTCGTCTACGGTTTCTGCCCCGCCATACGCAGGGACCGTGACACCTGCGAAATCGGTAAAGAGTTTGGAAAACGCACGGACATCGCTTGGGTCGTCTAGGTTTTCTTGGCCAATTATGCTTTGCAATGCTGAACTGATCGCATCGCCAATAGCTCCAGTAGGCTCTCGGTTGGGGTCGAGCGTGTTGAAAATTACGCCCTGCACGCCCTCACGCAAACTTGTTTCCCGTGGCATTACCATCTCAGCGCCAGGCTGCTGCGCATACTGCGCCATCTGATCTGGCGTCAGCTTCATCGCATTAAGGATGTTGGGCTGCGCCATGTATTGCTCATTGCGGGATTTCTCATACTGCAAAATTTCTGCTTGAGAATACCCAGCCATGTCATAGTCGTCAAAACTTGGATCTTTGCCGCCAATATTGCTGGGATTGCTCTTAAAGTTTTTTGAAAAAGTATCGATGTCTTCTGAAGCTGGAACGGCTGCGGCAACCGCAGCATCCGTCTCTACCATTTGCTTCGGCGTCACAAGCCGATCGCCCACGCGCATCCTGCCGCCAGACGGCAGATCAATGTAAACCGACTCCGTGTTGCGGTTGGGGTTGCTGACAACGTAACCACCACGCACGTTATTGATTGAAACGCCTGAGTATGCCTTGATTCGAGCCGCTTCATTGTAGCGGGTCATCTCAAGGTCGGTGTCATTGTTCAGCGTGTAAGCCATTACTGGTTCCCCATCATTTGCATCATGTAGATGATCTCACCCTTAACGCTATTGTAAACACTGGTTTGCGCCTGTGTCGGCTCTGGGAGGAGTGAAGAGTACCATGCCTCAAGAGATTGCAGCTCGTTGCCTGGGGGAAAGTCTGGAATATTGCCAGCAATGAACCTGTGCGATTGATCCTGAAGGTATTCCTGCAACTGATTTTGCAATTTGACTCGGAATGTGACCATGCGCTCTTCGATAAGCTGCTGCGCGAGCTGCGAAGTCTCTTCGCGTGTCATCCTGTCGCCCTCAGATATTCTGCGGTTTGTCTCTTCCCGAAGCTTAGAGCTGACATAAAACCATGCAGCTTCAGCTTCTTTCGATGCAGCATCATTAGCGCCTGCAGCCTTGTTGTACCTAAAGGCTGCAGCCACCTGATCATCGACCGCACGAAAGGCTTCGTCCGCCTCGGTTTGGATACTAGCGGTCAGTTCTTTCCAATCCTTCAACGTCAGGTCACCCTGTGATGCGTTGAGAGTGGCTTGGGTCAAGTTGCCGGTGTCCGCCTTTTGGATCAAGGACGCATAAACACTTGGGTTTGTTTCAGCAGCAAACGGGCCAAGAGTGTTGGGGTTCTTGTGCGTGTCAAGGCTCTTGCGCTGCTCTTGGCTCATGGCGTTGCGGCTATCTAATATCCTGGTAACCACATCAAGATATTGCTTGCCATTGATCTCCTTAGACGGGTCAATGTTAAAAAGCTGCAAGTCTTTTGCCGTCATCATCCCAACAAGACGAGCCGTGAGATCTGCACTGGCTTCCGCAGTGACAGAAACGCCAAACGCTGAATTGTACAGATCGCCATTTTGCTTAGTGACGCGAGCCTCAAATTCAGTGCGCATCTCGTCAAGCGCACCATCGATCTTGTTGGCATTGGTCAGCGCTTCGCCAAGCGCCTTTGTCGCAATGTCTGGTCTGGCCATGCCAAGAACGGTCAGAGTGTAAGCACCATCAGGTCCAAGACCAGAGAGTTCTGCAGCTTCTTCAGCGGTCATTTCTCCAGCATTAACCAGCGCTTGATACTCAAGAGCAGCGGCAAGTGATAAGGCCTTGCTAGGATCTCCGCCAACGTAACCAAGTGTCACGTTGTCAACGATCTTATTGAGCATCTCCGTATTCACAACCGCCGCCACTTCTGGCGATATAATCCCAGCGCGGATGTCCGACTCGGTCTCAACTGTTTGAGCAGTCAAAAGCATGGAAGCCATTTCTGCGTTCGTGCGGGGATCGCTAAGGGTATTGACCAATTCATCCTGCCGAGCTTTTGAAGCAGCAGCGGCTCTGGCCTTGATGTTAGATTCAACAGCATCGCGCAACTGGAACCGCATGGTTAGTTCTTGCTGGTTGAAGCGGGCGTTGAATGCGTCCGTCATCGATCGGCTGGACAATCCATCCGTCAGGCGATCACGCATTTCCTTGATCGAAACCTGCCAAGCGCCCGTGCCTTTTTCGTTTAGAACGTCTCCGAGACGCGAGCTTTCTTTCAGGCTATCGGCAAGATTGCGCATCTGCTCTTCAGCGCCAAGCAGTGCTTCATTGTACTCAATCTTGGCCTCCGCTTCGGCCCGAGCCAGAGCGTACTTATTCACCTGGGTGAAAGCTTCCCCAAGCACTTCACCCTTGCGCAGCTCTGCCTGCACAAAGACGTTGGGGTCCATTCGCGCCCTGATGCTTGCGCCAGGCGCTTCTGATGTTGCGGCAGCTTCAGAGCGGAAGACCGGGATGCGCATGGATTACCTGCCAAACAGTTTATATTCGTAGCCAATCTGAGCAGCTTGGCCGACCGAGCCGATCAGGCTTGCCGTTCCTGCTGCGCGTAGCCCAGACGCCTGAGCCTGACCGCCCATGCGGGAAAGCTCCGCATTCAGTCTGGCCGACTCTTGCTCGTCTGAGATCTGCATGTTCGTAATCTCTTTGTTGAACTCGGCCACATCCTGTTCATACTGGAATTCGCGAGCATTCTCACGCAGTATTTGCAGCGGAGAGCCTTGAGAAATGTCAAATCCGGCAAAGCCAAAGCCAGCCCGCACTGCGCCCTGCACGTCTCTCTCAAACGCTTTCTTGCTGCGCTCAGCTTGGGTCAGGAAGTTTGCATTGAAGATCTGGCGCTGACGCTCAAGCAGGTCGATGTCGCGCTCAATGATCTTGGCATTGAACTCGCCCGCACGCTGCGCTGCCGCAGCGGCCTTGTCAGATGAGCGCTTGGCTTGCGCCCCACCAAGCAGGGAGGCTCCAAGGGCTAAGATCTGGAACATCACTCACCTCATTTGTCGAAGGTGTTCATGCGCGGGAACAGCGCAAGAACCGTTAGTGGGAGCGGCTGAGTTTGCCGCGCATAGATGCGATCGTCATCGTCAAAGCCGCCTTCGAACTCAACATCCTTGTCGCCGGTGAACAACGGCACAGCCTGGTCCATCGACATGGAGCTGTCGCGGAAGTAGATGCGGTCAAGCTTGTCCGAGCCGCTCCCGATCTCAGCGCCGACAGTCTCATGCAGTCGAACCGTAATGGCGTGGATGCGCTTGGGCTTGCCTTGGCTCGTGCCGTCAACAGATCCAGCCTCCAGGCGCAAGGTCTCCATCACGCTGCTGTAGCCGTAGCCGATAGCCGCAACCGTGGTGGAGACGTTCAGATCCACAGCGCCATTGGCCACCGTCTTGTCCTGGTGGCTTGCGCCGTTGGCCAGGATTGACACCGTCTCGCCCTGCAGGTGGTGCAGGCCAGACAGGGTGGTCACGGCGCTGCCACTGTAGGCTAGGCCGCTGTCCACAAAGAAAGCGCCAGTGGTCACACCGCCGAAGCTGAATGGCTTCATCAGCTCAATGTACCGCTTGGTCACGCCGTTGATCGTGCGCTTGACGACCATGTACAGCTCGTCCTCGCCAGTGTCGGTTGGCAACGTGGCAACGCTTTCAACGACCGCTTGGCCACCGCTGAAGGTGCCACCGATCACATGCTTGTGAAACGCGACCACCTGCTCCTCGCGGCGGTAGGTCATGCCGACAAGCGTGCCATCAGCTCTCACCATCCAGATGACGCTGTCAGGCTCTTGCTGGTAGGCGAACTGCGTGATGCCGCCCTCGGTGATATGCTCAGCCAGGATCGACATGTCGGGCGCCTGATAGGCGTCAGCATTGATGTCACCGACGTACTTGAATTCGCGGATCTTGCGATTGCCGCGCTGCAGAAACAGCGTCACGTCGGCAACCTGCACAGGTTCGATCGGCGCAGTGCCATAGTTCGAGTACTTGCGGATCAGTGTCGTGGTTGGTGTCACAGGCCCATCGCTGGTGGCCGTCACGACGTATTCGCCGCCAGAGGTGCCAAGGGTCAGAACCCTGGTGGCCGACAGATAGCGGATCGCGTTTACCTGGTTGGAGGCGATCGTGTAGATCAGCGCGTCATCAGCAGCAGTGCCGACCGTGAAATTCAGGTAGTCGCCGTTCTTTGAGAACCACAGCGTCTGCGGGTTGTTGTTGGTGTTTGCAAACACCAGGCGCTGCTCAAAGAAGGTCACCACGCTTGGGCGGTTGTTTGAACCGCTAAGGCCAGGCGTAGGCGAGCCAGAGATCGTTGCGGTGGCCAGCGTCCAGGCTGCAGATCCAGTGCGCGACAGCACGCGGATGTCGTAGCTGGGATGCACGATGTACATCGTGTCAGCCGATTGCGCATAGCGCAGGTTGAACAGATCGGCCTCAACATACGGGGTCGAGATCTGGTAGATTTTGTCAGCCGTGCCGCCCGAGGTGAACGTCGTAAACGCGGTTGTATTGATCGCCGCACCGAACAGATCGGTCAGCGTAAAGGTGTTGGTCGTCGCGTTGGCCACAATGTAATTGCGGTCATTCAACTGCGTCATGCCACCGACGCCGGTGATGTAGATCTCTTCGCCGTTGCTGAAGCCGTGCGAGTTGGACGTGATCACACCAGGGTTGGCCTTCGTCACAGCAGTGATCGTCTTGGCCGAGCCGGTCAGAACCTGCAGGCCATTGCGGTACACCCGCATGGTCTCAGGCCCAAACTCCAAGATGTAGGTGTCGCTGGTCTTGAACTGAAACGGGATCAGGCGAGCCTTGGCTGCGCTGTTCTTGACCTCTCCAAGGAACTCAGTGCCTGGCCGGCGGGTTACACCACCGTGCGGCATGACCACCATGTTGGTCAGATCCGACAAACCTTGGCGGTATTTCTCAAGAGTGATTTGGCCCTCAAGCCGTGGCGAGATCTCGCCTGCAGTGAATGAGCTTAAAGCCGGTGCTGAACGAGCCATCAGAACCTCGATTCGATAAAGTCACTTGCCTCAAGCTTCTGCGGCGCACCTTCGGTCGCATCAACAAACCGAGCCTCGCGCAGCTTCTCATCATAGAGCGCGGTCACAAGCTGCACGACCGTGGTCGATCCAGTGACAGCATAGGCGATCTCCATCGCCAGACGCGCAGCCAAAGCCTCAACCAGGCTGGCATCGTATTCCTGCGGGTCAGTTACCCGCGCAACATATTTGATCCGAGCCGTGCCTTCGTCCGTAAGAAGCTTACGACCCTCAATGACAAACACCGGGCCTCCGCGATTGGAGAACATGTTGTCTTGCGGGTAGGACAGCGAGCCATTGCTAAACTCAAGCACCCGCAAGCAGTACGGGTCGGTCGGCAGCGCGTACTGGTAGGAATACCCAAACGCAGGGGTTTGCGTCTCCTGGGCCAGCTCAGCGCGGCGGATTAGGCAATTCCAAGGATGGGAGCGAAAGACAGCATCGCGGGCAGATTCATAGCGCTGGTTGACCAGGCGCCCTGCCTTGCTGTTTTCATCGAAGCTAGAAATGTTCGAGCCACCGATCATGTTGAGCGCGTAGTTCGCAATATCAACTGTGCTTGTCATCGGATCGCCCCTTGTGGTGGTAAGGGGGCAGTTGCCCGCCCCCTTAGTTTTTTTAGTCGAGAGCGTACATGATGGTCAGCTCAATGGTGCCGCTGGCAGTAGCACCGCCAAGCGTCACCGTGACCGGCATCCCGTTCGCGTTGGCATCAACCTCAGTACCAGAACCCAGAGCCAGAGTGGCAAGGATCGTGGTCTTGGCAGCCGAAGCAGTCGAAGTAGCTGCCAGATAGGCGGCAGCCGACAGCGACACAGCAGCACCCGAGTGGTTGGTGTGGGCGCCATAACCAACCGACAGGGTGGTCGAGGAGCCGAGAGCATCATTCGCCAAGAAGCCGGAGATGAGACGAGCATTGTCCGGCAGGACAAACATCTCAATCACATCGCCCGAAGGCAGCGAGGAGGCCTCATAAGTCCCGTGCGCGATGCGAACACGGCCAGCAAGCTCGTTGGCCTTGTTCTTAACGGTCGGGTTTGCACGAGTGTTCGTGCGTTGCGCAGAATAAACAGTAGCCATTGCTCTTCTCCTTATTCGGTGCAGAGGACTTCAACGACCTTCTTCTCTTCCATGCGGGTGGCGCCAAGCGTCATCGCATAGTAGATCTGGGTCGCATACGACTTGTCAGCACGCTCATCAATGCGGGCAGTCGGCTCACGGCCAACAGCCACCTTGATACCGTCCATCGCCCAAGCGAAGACACGGCGAGCAGCCGAACCATCAACACCAAGGCGGTTGGTGACGATGAAGTTGAAGCCAACAAAGCTGTTGATTTCGCCCATCGCCAGGGCCTTGACGGTGTTGAAGTCCGACGAGGTAACCGTGGTGCTGTTCAGCAGGTTCGTGATCTGCTTCGGCGAGACCGCGATGTAGCGCGGGATCGACGGATCAACGTCACCAGCGTCAAGGATTTCCTTGGCCTGGATCAGTTTCGCCAGCGTCAAGCCAGTGGCGCCAGCGGCGATCTGGTTGGTTGCAGTAGCGAAAGCAGTCGAGGTGCTGCCGTCTTTGCCGGTCAACGCGGTGCCAAGGGCAGCCGAGATGATCACGTCGTCCATCGCACGACCCATAGCTGCAGCAGCAGCACGCGAGTAGGTCGAGGTCGGATCGACAAGCAGGCGAACCTTGTCCTGGTCGTCAATCAGGTCGGCATATTCATAGTCCGACATGGTGACCATACGACGCGAGTGCGGCGTATCAATCAGGGGGGTGTCTGCATGACGCGAGG